GGTCAAAACCATGAAAAAGAATAAAATACAAGCCCTGCTCGTAGAACATCTTCTAAAATACGGGCAGATAGAACTGCTTTTGCCTGATGGCGTAAAACTTGAGATTGGCGTGACACAGGAAAATAAAGAAGGAAAACTTGTTGTTAAGGATGATTATTGCTGGGTCATTACATCTAGAGAAAACAGAGCTACAAGCTTGGATGCTTATAACATGGGTTTGAGATTTTCTGACGAAGACAACATTTTAGTTTTTGAAGACAAGTTCATTGACAACAACGGCGAACAAGTCAGAAGATTTGATGTTGTTTAAGTAATATTCCCCATTAGATGAAGTAATTCGATTTTGCCGTCTAAATCAAGCATTAACTCCATAGTTCCCTCCGCATATCGGTTGGGGACTACCGGAGCATTGAATTCAATCCAAATAGTAAAACAATTTTGTGAAGGATAAAACCTTGACAATGTTATTTTTATACCTTTGGATTTAATTGAATCGGAAGATATAATATCAAGACGACCGGCGTTTTCTTGTAGTTTTTGTAACACAAACGCCACCAGTCTTGTGCTATCGAGGAACTGTGTCCAGTTTGCGACGAGAAGTTTTTCTAACTTGTCTGCGTCAAAAATTTTCATTGCACGGTCCTCAAATTAAGCGGAGTATTATCCCATGAAGAAGCCAGAAATCTACCTAAGAGAGTATTGCGCTAAAATTTCAGATGACAATGTCAAATTCCTTCAAGCTCGACTGAGTCAAAGGATTGCGGCAGACCTATCTGAAGCAGTAGAATTTTTAGGAGGAGTAAGAGAAATTGATAAGTGGTTATCTTCTGCAACAGATTTTAATCAATTTTATGATATGATTGATATGGTACAATTTGCGATTCAAAAAGAGCATGAAAAGCGACTCGCTGCATCCGCAGCTTGATTTTAAACTTAATTTTATTTACTGTCCCACAATCAAGCGTGGGACATTTTTTTTGGTGAAGCATGAAAATTATTTCTCAATTTAGCAAAATTATAGTTACCTTTTTGTTGGGGTTGGCCCTTGGATTTATAGCAAGTCAAGAATATTGGTACAAAAAGGGCGCACAAGATGTAATTTTGATGTATGAGGATTTTTCATCGGGAATTGCAAGGCATCCTGATGGCAAAGCCGTTGATATAAATTTTGATCAAGAAAAGGTAATTAAAAATCGTGAATTGCTTCAAAAAATTAACCCTGAATTGAAAGCGTGGTATAATTCTCCTAAAGCAATAAGGGACAACAATGCCGCCGATCATTAAGACCGAAGACCAAACTGTTTGTGTCGCAACTTCGGAATTTCCTTTTGCTAAATGGAAATTTGAAAAATTTAATCCGGTTCAAAGCCGGATCATGGAATATTATAATCAAGATGTAAATGGTTTAATCGCCGCCAGAACAAGTGCCGGTAAGACAACAATTGCCGAACAATTCATGGCTGAACAAATTCGCAGTCGTGGCGGTAAGGCAATGTTTCTTGCCCCTCTTCGTGCGCTTGCCCGTGAAAAATTAAATGATTGGACTGACAAAGATCATCATTTTTCTGATTTAAAAATCAGCATTTGCACAGGCGATTATCGACTTACTAAAGAAAGAACCAAAGAACTTGAAGAAGCCGATATAATCGTCATGACAAGCGAAATGCTTAGTCACAGAAGCCGAAGCCATAAATCAGAACAAAGCCAATTTTTGCAGAAGATTGGTGTTCTTGTTATTGATGAAAGCCACCTTCTTACTGTGCCGGGGCGTGGTGATCATCTCGAAGTTGGATTGATGAAATTCACTCAAATCAATCCCGGCGCAAGAATTGTTTTATTGTCAGCAACCATGCCAAATGTGGAAGAAATTGCTGAATGGGTAAGCTATTCACTTAATCAAAAACAAACATTTATTCTTCTTTCAGAATACAGACCTGTTCCACTTACAGTTCATTATGAAAATTATGATGACTCACTAAGAAGATATGATTTGATTGAACAAGAGAAAATCAATAAAGCACTTGACATTGTAGAGTGGTACAAAGATGACAAGTTCTTGGTATTCGCTCATACAAAAAGAACCGGCGATTTAATGAAGAAAGAATTAAAGTCAGCAGGAATTGATTGTCAGTTTCATAATGCTGATTTGGAATCATCTGAAAGAGCCAAGGTGGAAGATAGATTTAAGAACGATCCAATGTTTAGAGTAATTGTTGCAACAAGCACTCTGGCATATGGACTTAATTTGCCAGCACGAAGAGTTATTATTCTTGGTGTTCATCGTGGCGTTGATGAGATGGAATCTTATGATATTTTGCAAATGATAGGTCGATCCGGTCGCTATGGCATCGACCCTATGGGCGATGCCTATATTCTTGTTCCTGAAAGTCGAGCCGCTGAATACAAAAGAAAGTACAGTAAATCCAATCGTATCGAATCTCAGCTTTTGATTAAAACAGGCGAGACTTACAAAACCTTGGCTTTTCATTTGGTAAGCGAAATTTTCTTCGGTGGAATCACTACGACAGAAGATGTTCACAAATGGTTCAATCGTTCTTTGGCTTATTTCCAAAACAAACATTTTGATGATTCTATTGTTGATAGCACTTTAAAATTGCTCACAAAATGTGGAGCAATAACCGAGGAAAATGGAATTTGGAAAACAAGAACAGTTCTCAAAGTTGCCAGTATGTTTTACATCAGTCCATTCGATGTATCAGACCTCTATTTTAACTTTGATGGTATATTTAAAGGCAATTGTGAGGACGATGATTATAAAGTTGCATTGGCTCTTGGCAATATTGATAGCTTACGCATGAATATTGTCAATAAACTAGAAAAAGAAGAAATAAGCTTGTTTGCTAATCAAATTAGATTGAAGGCTGGTGGCAAAGTTTTGTTAGACGGTGCGGTAAAAGCTGCTTACTGTTATTACAATTTGCTTAATGGCATTAACTCACAGGCTTGTGCTAGTTCTCAAAGAAATTTACAGCAAGACTTTAACAGAATTGCTCAAGTGTTGAATGCGTTGGACAGCATAGGCAATCTTTGGAAAAAGAAAAATTGGTTTAAAAATTTGGAAGGAAGAATTGCTTATGGTGTTCCTGTTCATTTGTTGGATTTGTGCCAATTAGAAAACATTGGTCGTGTTCGTGCGACCAAGTTGTATGATGCTGGAATAAAGACTGCTAAACAGGTTGCAACTATTGAACCAGAAAAACTTGCTAAAATTGTTAACATGAAGGTCGATGCTGTACAGGCAATAGTCCAACAGGCTCAAGGCTTGTAATGAACTTTTTTGATGCGGGAGAGGATTGTGTTTTTTATTCTTTGTTTCATAATTTTTTTTCTCGATAGCATCGGGGTTGCTCCTTGGCATTGTCCTATGAGTGTACTATCGGTTGTATCAACTCCACTTATGTAGCAGCAAGGTTCACAAAAAGATGAACAACCAATATTAAATGAGAATTCTGTACAATCTTCTACAGAGAAAGAAAAGGATTCAGGCTCAGTAAAAAAATAACTTTCTTCTGGTAAGTAGAGACATGTTGTAACTGTACATGCGCCGCTTTTGCTACAGGAAAAATCATCTATTGCAACTGGATCAATAGTTACCGTTCCTGAACCAAATGTTGTAAAATAACCAAATCCAATATCATAAAGTTGTGCAGAGTAAAGAAAACATCCATCAAATGTGATGGTTATGTCGGTTGTAAATGGGTCAATGATATTACAGAACTGAGTTGGCGCTCCCGGTATATTAGATATTTCTACATGATATATAACTTCGGTATAGCAAGGACATAAAAGACAACATCCACAACTGCAACCACACCACCCGCCCGTGCCACATTTATAAGGAGGATTGCAATTGCCAGCCATTATTTCCTTTCATTGCCAAAGAAATTTTTTGGATATTCAACTTTTACTGTGCCATTTCCATCGGTTGGATTTCCATTTTCATCTTCAACCCACCATCTGACTTGTTGCACGGGGATATTTAGTTGTTCCATATGACATTTATCACGAGGATTAACAGGCATGTGATATTCTGTTCCTTCGATCAAAACAGCCACTTTGCATTCCCTTTTTTCATGGTTGTAAAGCAAGCAATTTCCACAAATTTGTTCTAAAGGTTGCTTTTTTGACATTTTGAAATTCCCTTATGACAATCTTCTTATTAAAATAGTTTAGTATAATTGAGGACAATCCTATGAAATTGATTGCAGTAGCAGCCCAGCTTGCCAACGGTAAAGATGAGTTTTGTAACCATTTGGCCAAAGTTCTAAATGACGAAAAACATGAATGGGAAAGAAGTGCATTTGCCGATGCAGTCAAAAATACTTTTTGCCAAGCATTCGGCGTAGATCGTGATTTTATTGAGAATTGGAAAAGAGTTTCTGAGCCGCCGCCCGGTTTTTTATTGCCTATTCGACAATGCCTCCAATTTATTGGAGATGGTTATCGCAAAATCCGTGATGAAATTTGGATTGAAATAGCACTTCGTGGAGATAGTAATAAAATTATATCAGATTCTAGGTATTTCAATGAAGCTAAAGCTGTGCGTGAGCGTAAAGGTCTTGTTTTTTTGATGTACAGGCCCGGCTTCATCAATGATGACCCTAATCCTTCTGAATCACAAATCAGGCCATTGGTTGATTTTTGTCGCAATAATAATATCTCTGAAGGGCCAATTGACTTCAAGGCTCTCAAAGAAAAATATGGCAATGCATGTCCAAATGCTTTGCAATATTATCATTATTGGTTTGCAAACGATGGTACTTTATCAGATTTAAAACATAAAACCGCAACAAAGATTGCTCCCTTTGTTGATGAATTCTTTAGGAAATTCTAATGGCATTTTTTTCTGAAGACTGGTTTTCTTATCATATTCCACGATGGAATATTTGGCTTTCCAAGTTTGTAGGACAGCCAAATCTTAATTTCATGGAAATCGGTAGTTATGAAGGAAGGTCATGTCTTTGGTTGTTGAAAAATGTTTTGACTGATCCAAGCAGTAACATAACTTGCTTGGATTGGTTTTGGGATCAAGCATATCACGAAAAAAATGGTAAAAGCCTTGAAGATTCTTTTTATGAAAACTTAAATGGCTATTTGGACAGGATTAGCATTTATTGCGGCAAAAGTTTTGAATCACTTTTAAGATTACAAAATAAACAAATAAATTATGATTTCATTTATGTTGACGGGTCACATGAACAAACTGATGTTTTAAATGACATGATATTATCATTTCAACTATTGAAAGTTGGCGGAATAATGGTCATGGATGATTATCACTACAAAACACAAGGAATGGAAGAAAACCCAAGTGTTGCTATTGACGCATTTTTGAATGTATACAACAAGAAAATTAAAGTTATTTATTTGGGTTGCCAAGTGGCAATTGAAAGATGTTCAGTATAGTCGTTCCAGTAATGAATCGTACAGATCGTATTATTCCATGCCTTTCGACATGGATAAATTATCATCATATAGGTGAAGTTGTTATAGTTGATTGGTCTAGTAAGATTCCTATTTTTACTGATGAATCAGTATCAGAAATAATTCATCATCCAAAAACCCGAATTGTAAGAGTGAATGACGAAGAATCATTTATTTGCATGTCTTTCAGTCTAAATGTTGGTGTTTTCCATGCTTCTTTAGATCATGTGGTTAAAATTGATATTGATTACAAGTTAATTAACGAACAGCTATTAGAAACATTTTATAGGTCCAGAAATTCTAAATCATTTTATTGTGGCACTATTCCTAAAAAATATGACTTTCATGGATTCAGTTTTTTTCCAAGAGAAGACTTTGTTGCAATACAAGGATATAATGAGAGAATTCGTGGATGGGGATTTGATGACGAAGACTTTTATCGCCGAATGGAAAAAAGAGGGTTAGAAAGAATAGTAATTATGAACATCGAGCATTTTCTGTATCACATTCCTCACGATGATGCGTTAAGAACTGTAAACTATCCGCAAAAGGATAAAAATGAAACAAATAGAGTAAATGAAAAAATTATACAGGAATATGACTGTGGGTGTTTGTCAACTTATACAACGCTGTGCAAAACAAATAAATATACAGAATTGGTAAGGAATAAGTGAAGCCAATCTTAGTTACCGTAGCAGGCAGTAGGTCTAATACTATTGCTCATCAACTAAAACACTATGCTCCCCTGACAAGCGGAGCATATATTGTCATTTATCAACATGAAAAAAGCAATACGCAAACTTGTGATGAAATTAGAGAAATAGCTAAACAACATGGCGCTAATATTTATGCTGTCAGGACACATCGACCATATGATTGGGAACAAGTAACAAGACTTTACAATGAAGTTAAAAGTCAATTTTTTGAAAACTGGTGGTTAGTTGCTGATGATGATGAACTTCATGTTTATTGGGATGAACCTCAAAATATAATTAAAGAATGTGACAGTAATGGTTGGAAGTATGTCACAGGCGGATTTATCGACAGGATTGGATTGAATGGTGATTTTCCGAAGATTGAACATGATTCAAATCTATGGGAATTATTTCCTGTAGCAGGTTTTTTCAGATATCCTTTGAGTCGTGCTTGCCCAAATAAGGTTGCACTTTGCAAAGGATCAGTGCAAATAACAAATGGTCAGCATTATGTTCATTTAGATGGAAAGAACCAGTATGGGGCTAGTGGTTGGAGACATCCTTGGCGTTATCCAATTTATAAAGAATTTGTTCAGGTGCATCATTTCAAGTGGGACGATACGGTCGTTGACCGCATAAAAGCTGTTGCAGATGTCAATAAAATTTATTCTCATTCAGATGAATACAAAAAAATGTATGAACAAATTAGGGAAAGAAATTTTAGAATTGATATAGAAAATCCACATTTTTACTGTCAGGAAATGATTAAAAATGATTACTGGGAATACAAGTATTGGAAAAAATTAACCAATTTAATTTTGCATATCTAATTTTAGAATTCGTGTAAATTTTTGTACTGTTTCAATGCCTGTTTTTCCTTGAATAATTTCACCAATATGTGGATATGCGCCTTGAAGCCAACGCACACCGCTTTCTTTAGAGCAACAGCGATGGGTTATTTTTTCGTCAAGAATTTTTATTGTTGATTCGAGTTTTTGATTTTTTGTTTGATTTTTCCCATCCCTATTTCCGTCAAGACCATAAATCCTAATCCTCTCTGCTGGCAATATTGGTTGCAGGCTGTCCATTTCGCATTATTCCTCGGTAAAGTTGTTTGACTGGATGGTTTGATCTCCCAAATTTCGACTCTTCCATTATCGAACATAACCTTGAGATCAGGGTTGTATTCATGGATTTCTCCCATGAAGCTGTATTGAACCTTGAAAGGTTCAACCTCATATCCGATTACTTCGGGCATTGCTTCCAAACATTCATAGACCTCGCATTCCATGCCGGAACGGTAATGCATTTCCTTGCCACCATTTTTGGTTGATATCATGTATCCTTCCCTGAATTTGGGTTTCCTGTTTTTTACCTTGCCGCCTTTCGGGGAAAGGTCTTTCCATATAATAGCCTTCATCTGTCCGGTTTTGGGAATATTTTTTTCATGTGGATGCTTGGCTTTGAAGTGAGTTCTTACACAGCGGACGGGACAACCACAACGAGGCAGCGGACAAAGGACATAGTCCCTGCCTTCTTCATGTGATTCAATGATGTGTTCTTTATATTCGTCAAAAGTAGTTAAAACCAATCCGCAGCAAAAGCATTGGTATTTTCTTAAACCGTTGTCTTTTTCAAATGGTAAAGTCATTTTTTTCCAAGTAATTTGAGGGCTTCGTCACGGTCAATAACTTTAATTTTTTTTATGTCTTTTGCGCCAAATACAACTTCCTTGGAATCTTCTTCGTCATTTGATTTTAACTTGGATATTTTAATTGCAGTAAATTGAGCTTCTTTGAGAAAACCGGGTTGCATCGGATCGTCTTCTTTGTCGGTTTTGAGTTTGGCAAAAATTAAACGGCTTTCTTCTGGAGCACCATATATTTCTTTGTCTTTTTTGAAGAATAGGATTAAACCATGATCATCAATAAGTTCAGAAAGCGATTTTTTGCTTTCTACAAATTGATCCCATTTGTCCATCAAAGACCTGAATTCTGAAAATGCTGGTGAATCATTGCTAAATTTCTTGCTCATATATGTCCTCATATCATATATACACATATGTACCAATCAACTTTTACTTTTAGACAGTTCTTAGAAGAGATGGACCCTTCTCCTGAGAAAAATCGTGAAGGCAGCAAAGAAGATAAGTCTTCTGATAAGGAAGATTATTTTGATGCATTATCTGACGAGCAAGGATTGTCTTGGCACGATATTATAAATGTCTTTGAGGGTGAGCCTTGGGTTTCAACTCATTTCGGATTGGGCGAAAAAATTTATAAGGCATCTGCGTGGAAAATAGTACCGGGAACTCTTTCCAAGCACGGGGCAGACATTATGCTTGTACCCCGTAAAGGCGATAGAAGTTATTTAGCTGGCAATATGTTAAACAAAAGCAAAAAACCTGATAAAACACGGTATCACTTAGATCGAGATCAGCTTACTGACTTTTTAACAAAAGGTTGGACTCCTGCTGTTCAAAACGCTGCTGGTGGTGCTATGGGTGGTATGTAATGACATTCAAAGAATGGCTTAAACTTCAAGAAGTTGGAACAAGCACCGCATCTGTTGCCACATTTGCCATGCCTTTATTTGGTGGTCCTTTTGTAAGATCAGCACCTGAAATGATTGGTGGTCGTCCAATTAAAAAGCATAAAAGAAAACACAAACACTAATCTTTACAAAAAAAATCTGGCTCTTATAATTTTTTTGATTGCTTCCTCCATAAAGGAAATCATCATGCCAGATATCATGGATCAGGTCGCCAACAAGTCAATTCGCTGCCTTGATAAAGGTCATGTCACTCTTGTTGATGTCATGCCAAGAGTTGTTCCAGAAGGAAAAACCGCAGACTATGCAATTGTTCAAGCTGCCAGAGTAAGCTACGGGGATGGAACTAAAACCGTCAACGAAGATAAAGGTTTGATCCGTTATCTTCTTCGTCACTCTCACACTACGCCGTTAGAAATGGTCACCTTAAAATTCCATTGTATGATGCCGATCTTTGTCGCACGGCAATGGATTCGTCATCGTGCAAGCAGCTATAATGAGATATCAGCTCGTTATTCAATTATGAAAGATGAGTTTTATTTTCCATTTGCTTGTGATTTTAGAAAACAATCTTCTAATAATAGACAAGGCGGCTCAGAAGAGCTTGATTTTGAAACAGCAACTGAATTTGTAAACACACTCGTTGATGAAAGTAATGAAGCCTATCAAATTTACATGAAGATGATTGATTCTGGAATGTCCCGTGAACAAGCAAGAATGATTTTACCATTAAATCTTTATACTGAGTGGTATTGGAAAATTGATCTCCATAATCTTTTCCACTTTCTTGCCTTGAGAGCAGACTCTCATGCTCAGAAAGAAATTAGAGTTTATGCCGAAGCTATTATTGAGCTTTTACGACAAGTCGTGCCAGTAGCTGTTGAAGCATGGGAAGATTACCATCCGATGCGTGGAGCAATTAAATTAACTCGTTTAGAAGTAGAGGCTTTGTCGAGTTTTATGAAGCAACACGCATGGCAAGTAGAAGTCCCGTTGATTGCTACTAACAATAAGCGTGAACAAGCAGAATGGCTTGAGAAAGCAAAATTGTTAGGAATCAATATTCCTTCGTCACAGTCATAATTTCTGGCTTTGGGTCAGTCATTTTAAAACCAAAGTTATTTACAAAAAACATGAGACTTAGAATTATTTGTGCCATGATTACCTCCAGAAAACTCTATGATATTATTCAAGAGAGAATTGTCAATGGAAAACATTCTTACCTTTCTAAATCATGATTTACACGGACCAAAAATAAAGATCGCCGTTCTAGGCGATGCGATGGTTGATGAATATTACGATGTTTCAGTAAAAAAGCTTTCACAAGAATCGCCAATTCCTGTTGCCAAGACGGCAAAAAATTTACCACGATCTTTTCCCGGCGGTGCCGCAAATGTTGCTTATCAATTTGTTAATTTTAATGTAAACGCCCCATTATTTTCTTTTGTGGATCAAAGTTCACGGGATATTTTTTTGACTCACGGATTAACAGTTGAAAATTGTAAAGAAATAGAATTTGATATCCCTCGCAAGAAAAGATTCTTCGCAGAAAATTATCCGATTTTTAGATGGGATGTTGAAGGTAAAGATTATCATTTAAAAAATGATTGTCTCAATCAGTTTTCTCAATCTCTTTATAATTCCATACATCAGAATAAGAATTACTTGGATTGTTTAATTTTGACGGATTATGACAAAGGCATTTTCAATAATTTACAAAGTTGGATATTTGAAACGGCACCTATCACGATTGTTGATCCTAAAGATGGTGATTTTCGTCGGTGGAAAGGTTGTACAGTATTTAAACCTAATCGTGATGAAGCACTTCGGTTAACCAAGAAAAATACTTTAGTTGATGCGGGTAATATGTTGTCTTCAGAGCTTGAATGTGCTGTTGTAATTACTGAATCAGGTGAAGGTGTAACAATTTTTGAAAATGGTAAGATTGAGAAAATAAAACCAAAAAAGTTTGTAGACAAACCTGAATCGGTAATTGGTGCTGGAGATTGTTTTGTGGCTTTCTTAGCCATGGCTTTAGCAAGAAAATTCAATCTAATCAAAGCGGTTGAGATAGCGTTCGAAGCTGGTTTGATTTATGTGCGAAATAAACACAATAAGCCTTTAAGTCATTATGAGATTAACAAAAGCATTGATCCAGTAGCAGCGAAATTCATTCATAATCCCAAAAATTTCTTTGCCAAACGAGACTATAAACTTGTCATGACAAATGGCTGTTTTGATATTCTTCATGCTGGGCATTTGCATTCATTTAAAGCGGCAAAAAGTCATGGAGATAAACTCATGGTAGCCGTGAATACTGATGAAAGTGTTTCTGCTTTGAAGCCGGGAAGACCAGTATTGCCGTTAGAGCAAAGAATGGCAGCTTTGCAGGCTTGTGAATATGTTGATTTTGTTGTTCCATTTAATGAACAAACACCTGAAAGACTAATCAGGGAAGTCATGCCTGATGTAGTTGCAAAAGGTGGTGATTATAAAATAGATCAAATTGTTGGTTATGGAATTGTGCCAGAGGTGGTTCGTTTACCTATTTTAGAAGGTTTATCTTCAAGTAAAATTATTGAAAAGATTAAGAGTTAGCAAATGCAATTTCCATTTGCCATACCACATCCGTAGCAGCATGTGCAGTTTTCACAACAAAGTCCTTTTAGACTGCATGTACCGTCAATTGAACAACAAGCGCAGCCACACTTGCAGGCGACTAAGCATTGCTTACATTCGCATGATTTTGGTCTGCTAAGTAAAAAAAGTGTTGTATAAATTGTCACAATGAATAAAATGACTGCAATTGTTAAGAACATTTCGTGCATAGTTTCCATAAAGCTATGTAGCTTAGTCCCAATGTTCTTGTCCATCAATCCAGTAATGTAAAATTAAATTACCCGACATGGTTGGATATTGTCGATCTAATTTTATGAATCCTGCATGAATTTTTCTGTGGCAGTTCGCACATACAACTATTGTATTTGCTTCTGTATAACCATAACCGGAGTCGCCCTCATTTATTCGATGTAAATCTAAAAGTTCATATTGATCACAAGGGCAAAATTTGCATTTACCAATTCTTTTTTTCTTTGCTTGTTTGTTTACTAAATGTTTTTTTCTTGCCATGAGATTTTCCTTATACATAAAAATATATAATTTATGATTACTTTTGCCAAATTTCTTGAATCTAAAAGATTTGGACTGTATGGCATTAAAACCGGACAAAGTCCAGCCAAACTATTTGTAAAAAGTCATAGACCTGCTTCGCCGACAAGACCAAAATACACAGGTTTAAGCGTCAAATCTGTCATGAAACCTTATTAAATAACTTATTTATTTTATGAGCATATCTTACATCGGCAAAGGTCTGTCGATTTTAATCTGTTGTGATTTTATTGTATCCCATGATTGGATGTCATTTTTGACATTTTGGTCAATTAAAAAAAATTTGCCTGATGCTAATATTTCCGTGACTTGCAGAAGAAAAGCAGGTGCGGATATTTTTAATTGGACAAGAAGATGTTCTATTCCTTTAGTTTTTCACACAATTGATTCCTTGTTGGAAATTAAATCGTTTGCATTGAAAAATCCAAAATCTAAAATTACTGAACCGGTTTTGTTGGTAAAACCAAGCGTGGTTTTTCTCAGAGATTTTGATGAAGCTGGTTTTAATCCAAATATTTTCGAAAAAAATAGCTTTGATATAGATGGTTTGATTAGTAATATAAAATCTCAAAATCCTACCGTATGTTGTGATTATTCCGATGGTTGGGGCAACTTTGTAACATCAACATGGATAAATAAATCAAGCATTCCTTTCTCTGCTGTTGACTATTCCGCAGGAATTATGTCGCCAAATGAAAAAAGGCTTGCTGCGCTTTGGGAATCAGCGTCAAAAATGTACCAAAGTATATTAAGGGGTTAATATGAGAAGGTTCGACTACGACGATAACGATGAATTCCGTGAGGATGTTGACAAGTTTTTTGAAGAAAATTCGGGAGGTTATGACGATTTTCTCGCAGAAGAATTTGCAATCCAAGAAGCAAAAATTGGAATTCAGCATCGTGAAATGGATTTGCGTCTTATGAGAACGGCAATCAAAGTTTGTGAAAATACTTTTATGTGGTCATTTTATTCACTTTCTACTCGTTTAAAAATGATTTCTGACACATATAAAAAGCTTCGCAAGCTAGAGGAGTGACTGTGCCTTTTTACGAATTTTCATGTAATCGGTGCGAAACTGTTTATGAAGAGCTTTGTTCTCATGATCCAAAAGGAAAATACCCCGGCTTAAAATGCCCTAAATGCGGCAGTAAATCTAAAACCAAATTGATGTCCACCTGCAATTACGCATTTGCAAATCCAGAAGGCACAGATCGGTGGAATAGTGAATCAGGTGGACATGATTATCGTTTCAATCATAATCTTCCTAAAGTTATTGCCGAAAGACAAAATGCTGCTGAAAAAGGCGGAAACGCCAGTCCTTACAATAAAATAAATGATCTTAACAATAATGATGTTTGGGGTGAGGTCAAATAACTGTTAAGTCAATCTTCGCTTTATAGCCTTTGGGTAAAAGATTTTTTATTCCTTTAAATGAACCTTGTTTTTTATCCATTCTGATAGTTACATGAAGATTTTTTAGGTCCATGAGAATTTGACCTGTTGTTTGCATATTGAATGGATTTTTAATTCTATAAGGATTTAAAAAGGGATCATCTTTATATTTTTTCCTTAAAGTTGGAAGTATTTCTTCTGATTTTGAAATTTTTTCAAGATTTTTTTGTGCTAAATCAAGTCTTGTGTGAGATGATATTTTTTTCTTTCCGTAGATATATCCAACTTTTTTATGATGTATTCCATGATTGGTTCTAACGACTACATTTGATTTAATTTTTTCTACAACAGGTTCAAATCTTACCGGAACTTCCAACACATATATTTCTTTGCCATCGCTAACAATAGTTTGACCTTTCACGGCTTGACCGCCATTTTTTTTCCCTAGTAGGCAGTCAATTACATCTTTGATTGTTTTGTAGCCCAAAGCATTTCTAATTCTTTTACCATCAGTAGTATGTCGTTTTTTGTCTATCTTGGTTTTTTTATCGTTGACATTATTGCTTTCTTTTTCATCTTTTTTTACCAATAGACTACTGTTTATTATTCCAATTCCGTGTTCGTTAATTCCTTCGCTCCAATCGGTGTCTAAATCATGCCATAAAAGAACTTCAGTTCCACGGATCAATTGATGTAAAACTTCTACTCTTGCCTTGTAACCTCTATCTCTGTTTTTAGCCAGAAAAATGCCTTTCTCAAGCCTTACAGCAGCTACTACGCATTCGTTAATTTGTATTTCTAAAAAATCTTTAAAATCCATATTAAAAACTCCATTTAAATATTTATTGCTTGGTTTTCACATCTTTGTTTTTATTTTCTTTTTTTATTTTATTTACTGACTTATAATTGTTTTGGGAATCCGTACACTTTGGCGGGGAGATATTATGAGCAGCGCACTTCAAAGGATCATTGGTAACTTTAACCGTGAGCGTTTTCGTGAAATTCATGCTGAAATGAGTTTCAGCGACTATCTTGAACTTTGCTACAAAAACCCCAAACTCATTCGCAACGCTTGGCAAACCATCTATGACATGATCATGGATAAAGGCAGCGAGACTGTTGAAGAATATCGCAAGACATACACAAATTACAAGTTTTTCGATGATCCATCCTATCCGATCATCGGACTCACTCCCATGAAAGATGCGCTTGTTAAGTTTATTAAAGGCGCTGCTGGAGGTTATGGAACCGAGAGGCGCATCCTTCTGCTTCACGGACCAGTTGGCAGCAGCAAGTCAACCATTTGCCGACTCATAAAGAGGAGTATGGAAAAGTACAGCCATACCAATGAAGGTGCATGGTACAGTTTCAAATGGGTTGATCTTCCTACAGGATCAGATGGATTGTTTACGGACACCGAATGCGAGTGCCCGATGCATGAACAGCCGCTCAAGCTTCTCCCGCTTGATATGAGGCAACAAATTGTTGATGAACTCAACAAAATTCATGAAAGCCTGACACCTCCAAACGAAAGACCAGACCTTTACACACTTAAATGCAGCGATGAACTTGATCCCTTGTGCAAGAAGTTCATGAATGAGTTGCTTAAGCGTTATGATGGCGATCTTGAAAAAGTTCTTGAAAAACACATTCGTGTAGTTCGCAAGGTTTATTCCGAAGCGGATCGTTGCGGCATTGCAACCTTCCAACCAAAGGATGAAAAGAATCAAGATTCGACTGAATTGACTGGCGACATCAATTTCCGCCAAATCGGTAATTTTGGTTCAGATTCCGATCCCCGAGCATTCTCCTTTGATGGTGAATTCTGCTGCGGAAATAGGGGAATTATCGAGTTTATTGAAGCACTTAAACTCGACACAGCATTTCTATATGACCTTCTTGGAGCATCCCAAGAACAAAGCATTAAGCCAAAGAAGTTCGCTCAAGTCAGCATTGACGAAGCAATTCTGGCGCATACCAACGACCCTGAGTTCCAGAAGTTGAAGAGCAATCAGTACATGGAAGCATTCCGTGACCGTACTACCAAGATCGATGTTCCATACACACTAAAGTGGAACGAAGAACTCCGTATTTTGGAAAAGGACTATGGTCCCGGCAAAGTGCGTCAGCATATTGCCCCGCACACTCTTGAAATTGCTGCTTTGTGGAGTATTCTCACACGCCTAGCAGACGATAAGGATGGAAAGCTTTCGCTCGTTGAAAAAGCAGAACTTTATGACGGCAAGTTGCTTCCCGGTTGGACCGAAGAAGCCGTCAAGGAATTGAAGGATAAGTATCCAGATGAAGGCATGAGCGGTGGAGTATCCGTTCGTTATCTTCAGGACAAGATTTCCAACTGTCTCGCTAACAACCATGATTATGTCAATATGTTCATGGTTTTAAATGAGTTGCGTGACGGTTTGGATCATAGTTCTCTTCTTACCAACAAAGAACAAGTTGGTCGTTACATCACTTGTATCGACCTTGCTGTAAAGAAGCTTACAGATATTCTTAAAGCGGAGGTTCAAAAAGCTTTGGTTGGAGATAAAGAAGCAATCAAGCGTCTTTGCACAAATTACATTGACAATGTGATGGCATACATCAACAAGAGCAAAATTAAAGACCCAATCACGGGTCAGGACCGTAAGCCAGATGAAAGGCTCATGCGTCAGATTGAGGAAAAGATTCAAATTCCTGATACTGGATGTGATGATTTCCGCCGTCAGATTGCCGCTTTCATCGGTCATCTTGCTCACGAAGGCAAGAGTTTCCAATGGGATTCAAATCCCAAGTTGAGGAAGGCTCTTGAGGCAAAACTTTTTGAAGATGTAAAAGATACAATCAAGCTATCCGCTTTGAACATGAGTGGAGCAACTGTTGTTGACAAGGATTTGCAAGAAAAGATTGATGCGGTCAAGACAAGGCTTATCAAGGATTTTGGCTACAACGAAAGATCAGCTACAGATGTCCTTGATTTTGTTGGTTCTATCTTTAGCCGTGGTGATCTTGCGGAAGAAGAATAAGGAGCAAAAATGCAGAATCATTGGTTAAATAATGCAAAAATCAAGCAACTTCTTAGTGACATCGATAAGATCGCTATGGATACTTGGGCATCTGATGGAACATTAGGTGATTTTTTCGCTTCTTTAAATGATGAAGAAACTGATCTTCTGTTTGCCATGAGGATTAAGAATTTTTCTTCCGACATTGATGAAATGGTATGTTCTTTTGATTTGGAAACTGTTTGACAAAGAGGTAAAAAATGCCCCGCCGTGTAGAGGAAGATCACAAGGACTTTCGTGATGTGGTGTCGGGACGCATCCGTAAGGCGCTCAAGAAATTTATCAAGAGTGGTCAGATTGTTCGCAATCGTGGCAAGAATGGAAAGATTTCCATTTCCATTCCCAAAATTGATATTCCTCACATTGTTTATGGCGAAAGTGGCGAGGGCATCGGTCGTGGTCCCGGCAAGGAAGGCGATGTTGTAGGCAAAGACCCAAAAGGTCAAGGTCAAGGAAATGGAGCGGGACAAGGAGAAGCAGAAGGAATCACCATCAATCTTGACCTTGAGGATGTCTTGAGGTTCATGCAAGATGAATTGGAATTGCCAAATTTAAAGAAGAAGCCAAATGAAATCTATGATGAAGTGAAAATCAAATACAATAAGATTTCACTCATCGGACCAGAATCGCTTAGGCATAACAGGCGCACACTCAAGCAGACTTTAAAGCGACAAGCTGCTGAGGGCACAATTGCTAACACTAAGATTGTGCCGGGTTGTAAAGACCCTGTGCGTGTGCTTCAGCCAATCAATGAAGACAAGCGTTATCGTCAATACAGCGAGATTAAATTGCCAAGCAGCAATGCTTTGGTGATATTTGCCCGTGATGGTTCGGGATCGATGGATGATGCCAAGTGCGAAATCGTGAGCGATATGGCTTGGTGGATCGATGTTTGGATTCGTCGCTTTTATGATAGGGTTGACAGGTTATATGTGTGGCATGACAGCGAGGCTATGGAAGTAGACGAACAGAAATTTTACAAATATCGTTTTGGTGGTGGAACCACTTGTTCATCAGCTTTAAAATTTATCACTAAACAATTTGAAAACAGATATCCTCCTGATAAATGGAATGTTTATGTTTTTTACTTTACGGATGGAGAGAACTGGGGCGAAGACAACCAGATTTTCATTGAAACTTTAGCTAATGAGTTTAAGCCTCATATTGTGAATTTTACTGGAATCGCTCAAATTCTTGCATCTTCTTATGGTGACTCGGTCAAATTTCATGTTGATGAAGCAATCAAGAACGGAAAACTTGATCGTGAATGTGTGCGAACAGTTCAGGTTGGTGGGAGTGCTGATGGCAAACCTATGTGGTCTGCACCAGCTTTGAGTGAAGAAAATAGAAATGAACAAATTATTGAAGCTATCCAGCAGCTTCTTGGGAATCCAAATAAAATTCATCGGGAGTAGTTTTGCGATTTGAAGAAATTAAATGTTATCCAGATCAAACAGTTTGGGAAAAACATACGGTTTTGTTAGAAGAATTGAAAAATGTTTTTGAATCCATCGATGCAAAGCAATTATTTCTAAAATCTTGTAAAGAAAAAATACGCAACGGACAAATGCTTTTTTGTCCCAAGTCCTGTAATAAGCAAACAAAATACATATTGCGTGACAAAGATTGGAAATCTTACAAGCACAGTTTTCGTTACAATTCCGGCAATAAGCGAAGTGGAAGTTACGAAGTTGACTTTTTGAAAAATCGTGTGGCTTGTGAGTTGCAGTTTGGCAAATATTCATTTATGCCAGACAATGTTATGAAATTTGAAATATTCAATAAATTTCTAAAAATTATAGATTTGGGTGTTTTGATCGTACCATCAAAAGCTTTACAATATAGAATGAGTTCTGGTCCCGGTTGTTTTCAACAAATAGTTCAAAAACTTGATGATCTTAATTATCAAAATCCTTTGATTGTAATCGGTCTAGGAGTTTAATATGTCCAGCAAATTCTTTCATGGCTCAAGCTTGTTGTTGGGAAATAATACCGTTCCCGGTGTTCAGCTTCCCAAAGAATTAAAAGAACTTTTGCCTATTGTTTTTAAAGCTTGTCGTGATTGGGGTCTGGACTTTTATCCCACAATCGTTCAACTTTTAACTTATGACGAGATTTCAGAAATTGCAGCATACGGTGGATTCCCTGTGCGATTCCCGCATTGGTCCTTCGGCATGGAATATGAGGAATTGCAAAGAGGATATGAATTCGGAGGACATAAAATATACGAAATGGTAGTGAATTGTTGTGAACTTGCAACAAGTATCTTGACGCAAGATGGAAGAAAAAGGGCTGACGAAGTTTTGGTTGGTGACAAGGTAATGGGTCCGAGTGGATGGCGTGATGTGGTTGCCGTAAAAAGGCAAAAACCGTCACAAGTCATGGAAATAACCTGCGAAGAATTAGGCAATAAAATTGTTTGCACTCCAAATCACAAGTGGAAATGCGTAAGAAATGGTAAATCAGTTTGGGTTGAAACAAAAGATATAAAATCTGGTGATGTTATTCAGGCGGGGAGTGAATATGGATACTTTTTAAATAAACCGGCAAAAATTGAATGGTCTCCTGACAAAATTATTTCTGAGACAAGAAAAAATGTCAGAAACCGATTGTTAGAAATAAATCCTCCTAAAAACATGACTCTTGAGTTGGCAGAACTCATGGGTATGCTTGCTGGCGATGGTTCTGTTGGAGTAAGGCTGGCCTCGCAAATTTTGAGCGTTTGCGTTCACAAACCATTAGTTGAATATCAAAAAAGAATTGCAGATTTATTTTATAAGGTTTTTTCAAGACAACCTGCAATACATCAAAAGAAAGACTCTGTAAACAATGTAGTTCTTTGCAGCAAGTTTGCTGTTGATTTCATGAATTCTGCTGGGCTGAATAATGGATGCACATATAAAAACAAAAGAGTTCCTTGGTCTATTTGGGCTTCGTCTAATGAATATCGAGCTGCATTTATAAGAGGTCTATTTGATACAGATGGACATTGTGGAAAAACGCTTAGTCTAAGTTGTTTCAACGATGATTTGGCAAATGATGTCCAATTATTGCTGCTTGAAATGGGAATTAGATCGAAAGTTTTCAGGGTAAAAAATAAACATAATGATATTGCAATCTTGACAGTAAAAGGCAAAAAAAATATCCGTCTGTTTGCTCAACATATTGGTTTTTCGTTGGATTACAAAGCAAAAGCGTTCGATGTTTTAGCCTCTAAAGATGGTCGTTCAGGTCGTGGGCAACCGTTGCCGGGTGTTATGGAAAATGTGTTTGAAAGAATTGATCAAATGGATAGACCTCCAGAGAGCATATACAGGTGGCGCAGGAGAAAATTAGAAAAAAATATGACATCAAACGCTCTGTGGGGTTTTCTTAATCATGCAGTAGAGTCTGGATACGAAGATACATTTGGCGATTTATTAAAATTGGTTGAGAAGCCTGTATTTGTGGTTTCATCAGTTGAAATATATGAGGAAAAACAAGAAACCATAGACATTGCTTTGGATCATGATGAGCATGACTTCTTGGCAAATGGACTTATTTCTCACAATACCAATCCATGTTATATTTATAATCTTGCCTCTAATACATTGGCTGATCACTTAACTGTGGTTGCTCATGCAATTGGTCATAATGATTTTTTCAAGAATAATATTCATTTTTCTGCGACCGATACGAACATGATGAACAAGATGGCGAATCATGGAACGAGAATTCGCAAGTACATGACTCGTTGGGGCAAGGAACGAGTTATTGAATTCCTTGATCATGTCATGCGGCTTGAAACATTGATTGATGGGGCAGAAGCATGGACAGAGCGTGTAGTCAGAGACAGAAACATCCGTGATGAACGAAAGTATCGAACACCGAAGCGTCTTCATGTGAGCAACGAAAGGCTTTATATGGAGCCTTTTGTAAACACAAATGAATATAAAAAGCGTGAAAATCAGAAGAGTCACGAAAGGGATATCGCTGATGAACTTGGATTTTTCAAGAATCCAACTAAGAACATTCTTGGATTTTTGAGAGATAATGCGCCTTTGAAGCCTTGGCAAGCAGATATCGTTTCGATGTTGTATGACGAGGCGTTATATTTCTTCCCGCAACGCCAAACTAAGGTAATGAACGAAGGTTGGGCCAGTACAACGGATTCAGTAATCATGACTGAAATGGGCCTTATTGGTCTAGGTCAAAGCAGTCATGATTGTGGAATTGTGGAGTATGCTCATCATAAAATGGGCGTTCTTGGTGGCAAATATTCGATGAACCCTTACAAGTTGGGTTACTATTTGCTGGCAGATATTCGTGAGAGATGGGACAAAGGCAGATTTGGTCAGGAGTACGAGGAATGCACGGATTTGCATAAGAAGGAAAATTGGAACATTCCTACGAATCTGGGCAAGGAAAAGATATTTGAGGTTAGGAAGTATTATGATGATTTGACATTTATTCATGAGTTTTTCACGGAGGAGTTTTGCCGAAAGCATGAATATTTCCATTGGAAGAAATATCCAAATGGGGAATTCAGGCTTGAAAGTCGTGATTATATGCAGATCAAGAATATGTTGATGCGGAGGTATTTAAACGGTGGTTTGCCTGATATCAAGTTAACGGAACCTAATTATGCTGGTCGTGGAATCATGATGCTTGAGCATCAAAGTGACGGTCGTGGCTTGTATGAGCCGTATCTTGCTGATGTTTTAAGTTCCTTGCGTGTGATTTGGAATAATGATGTAATGTTGTCAACCAAGGATGATAAAGGAAGAGAAAGAATTTACTATTGCAATGGCAACACACCGAATTTCGTTCAATTGATTGATAGGAAAAAATTGGGGCAGTTATTCTAATACATAGTGTGGAGGTGTGTATGGACGATTCAAGTTTTTTGCTATCTGATGAGTTTTTGGCATTTGCCGAAAAGGTCAAGGCGATTCATGAAGAGAAGAAGGCAAAGAAAGCTGAATTAAAAGCTTTTTATGACAAGGTTCAAGCCGAGATCAAAGCTCTTGATGCAAAGGCAAAGGCGCTAGAGGATGAATTTAATGCACTCAAAAAAGGTGACTGAATTGGAAACTAGAAAGCGACTTGCCTTTGAGTTGTTTGTTCATTTATTTGCTATTTTCGTCGGCATGATGATTTTCATAATGCCGACAAGCAAAAATAATTGTATTTTGAATTTGAATTTATGTTTTGTCGTTTTTTCATTATATTGTTTTCTCATGATGACAACTGAAAAGGCAGTTGTCACAAGGAGTAATTATGTGGTTTGCGGCATCTGGTTGTTGAACTCATCTCTGCAAGCTTTAAATTTGTTTTTACTGGGTAGGTGAATATGGAAATCAATATTACTGAAGTTGCAGCCAATGAAGTCAAACGCATAATTAAAGAGAATATGCCCGACCAAGGATGTTTCTTGCGTGTTCGTGTTGTCGGTGGTGGGTGTAGTGGATTTCAAAATAAATTGGCGATTGACGACAATTTCAATGAAACCACAGATCAAAAATTTCACTTAAATGGCGTTGATGTTGTTGTTGACAAACGCAGCGCAATTTATCTTGATGGTGCAACAATTGATTTTCAGACTGAAATAAATAATCGTGGGTTCACGGTTTCTAATCCCAACGCAAAATCCACTTGCGGTTGTGGTTCAAGCTATTCTCTGTGATTTTATCGGATAATAATTTTTATAATCCTAGTCATAAATAATTTATGAAAAATTATAAACAATGGCGTGAAGAGCAAAAATTAAAAGAAAATCGTGCTTTAATGGCAGGACTGATGATGGGAGCAGCCGCAGCGCCATCTCTAGCCGCAGCACCAAGACCAGCTAAAGTTGTGCAACAAACGAGACTATCTGATAGTCAAAGACCCAACGAAAAGGCAATTGGCGAATACCTAAACAAAAAAATGATTGATGCTACTATAGCAGGCAAAACTATGACATTTTCATATCGTGGAAACAAAATAGAAATTAAGATGGACAACAATCAATTATCAGATATCATCCGTGCGGTACAAGAAGCTTTTCCAAAATTAGGAATTGATGGGCAATTTAATATTGGTGATATAAGGGGATTTAAAGGAAGTACCGAAACTACTCCATCTCATAAATTTGATCCAAGATCAACGCATGATACAGGATTAAGACCTTACACTTTCAAGGGTGGTTCAGACGCCGCACGAAATAGTCTTGAGAAGAGTCAGTTGAACATTTATCGTTAAAAAACGCTGCTTCTTTCAAAAAATAAAGCGATTCAATTAAAAAACTTCTCAACAGCATTGCAAAATTCTCCTCCAATTTTTATGCTGTGTGCTTGGAGGTTTTGAATGACACTTGAGATAGTAGGTTTTGAGCATCTTCATTTACACACCGATTTCTCAGTTCTTGATGGACTGGGAACTTGTGAAGAATATGCCCTCCGTGCGCCACAAATCAATCAAAAGTTTTTGACAATATCTGATCACGGAATGCTAGGTGCTGTGCCAAGACAAATTCGTGCATGTGAAAAAATTAACGATAAATTTGGCAAGGATACACTTAGTCCTATCTTTGCTGTTGAATTATATGTCAATAGATTACAACCAGAATTTAATGGTTCTGAAGATAGCAAAAAGTTCATGACAACGCTGGATGAAGAGCAAAAAAAAGAATTTAGAAAAAGTTCTCATTTGCTTGCAATAGCTTATAACAACGAGGGTTATAAAAATCTTGTACGATTGTCTTCATGGGGTTGGACCAAGGGTTATTATTTCAGACCGAGAGTTAACTATGAACAGTTGCAGAAACAGAAAGAAGGATTGATTTTTACATCTTGCTGTTACGCAAGCGAAATAGGCAGGGCTTTTGAAACAGGTGGCGAAGATTTAGCTTTTGATATGGTTGAAAGATATATTAAAATGTTTGGTAAAGAACATTTTTATCTTGAAATTATGTTGTTGGATTTTAAAAAACAGAAACCTTATGACGCATTTATAGTAAAAGCCAAAGAGCGTTATGGTCTTAAAATTATACTGACAAACGACTGCCATTATTGTAATAAAGAAGATAGTAAATTTCAAAGATATATGCTTATGATACAAACTGGCAGGACAGTAGATGATATTGAAAAAGCAATGAAAGAAGATGGAAACCAAGATTTCTTTGAGCTACAGGATCAAAACCTTTGGTTTAAATCAGAGGAGGAATTAAATTCCAAGTGGCTGTCTGATTACAAAGAAATTATTCCATACGAACTTTTCTGTGAGGCAAAAAAAACGACGGTAGACATTTGTAGAAAAGCCAAAGGTGTGTCATTAGACAGAAGTTTAAAATTGCCTGTTATTCCTGACGCTGACGAGCGTTTGCGAGAGGAAATTATGAATGGAGCGGCAAAGAGAGGTCTAAAAGGTAAGGAGTATTTGAATAGATTGATGGAAGAATACAGTCTTATCACACGAAAAGGTTTTAGCAGTTACTTTTTAATTCAAAAAATGATGACTGATGAAGCGAGAAAAGTTTCTGTACAACTTTTGGGATATGGTGACGGTTCTCAAGCTGTAGGACCGGCTAGAGGATCGTGTGCTGGCTCTCTGATTTGTTATTGTCTTGGCATAACAAGTGTTGATCCAGTTAAGGAAGGATTATTGTTTAGTCGATTTTTAAGCGAAGCTAGAGGCGGAAGATCGCTGGTGCTTGAATTTAAAAATGTCGATCCTTTACCACCAGAAGAGATGGCCCAATAAAAAAAGCCATGTGATCTAAACACATGGCTTTTTTTTCTTAATTATTTTAAAATCAATATTGGCCCATCATCCTTTTCATCATTTCTGGATTGTTTTTCATTGCCTTCATAAGTGGGCTATTTTCCTTGGGTTGTGGTCCCTCGTCTTCGGGCATGTCATCGTGATGGTCGTCATCGTGTGATTCTTCATCATCGTGATGATCTTCGCCTTCCTCATCATGATCTTCGTCGCCTTCCTCATCATGATCTTCGTCGCCTTCCTCATCATGATCTTCGTCGCCTTCCTCATCATGATCTTCGTCGCCTTCCTCATCATGATCTTCGTCGCCTTCCTCATCATGATCTTCGTCGCCTTCCTCATGATCTTCGCCTTCCTCGTCGTGATGCATATCATCATGATGGTCCATATCATCATGATCTTCATCACCCATAGGAGCAGAAACAGAAACTTCGCCTTCGCCTTCGTCGCCAACAGTACCGGCGGTAATTTCAGTAATGTTCATCAATAATGCACGGGCGAAAGATTCATCGTAACGCATGACTTTGCCGATGACTCGGAAAGATTCGTTTTGTTGAATCATAGCAGCAAGAACTTTTTCAAAAACGCCTTGCCTTCGCATTTCAAGGATAAAATCAGTCACATATTTATCGCTTTTGCAGAATTCTACTGATTCTTTGATTGATCCATAAGAACGAGTTGAGTTTTCGCCAAGTTCTTTAAATCTTTCGGTTTTTATCTTTTTTGTGAATTCGGCAAGAGATAATTTCTTATTTTTTTCAATCCATTCTTGGGTTTTGACATGGGGATAGGATTTCAACTCTGTGCCGGGAGTCGTGTCATGATGCTTTGCTTTCGGCATATAGTGGTCGCTTTTTTTACCCTTGTGGCCTAAAGCTGAAGCATCGTCCTTATTACGATCTGGAGCGTCTTTGCCACTTTTGTATGGAACAGCGCCTTTTTTCGCACCTTTGGGAGTTTCTGGAGCAGATGGTGTTGGACCTTCATAATCTGGCACTACGGCAATCTTGGGTTTCTTGTGACCCTTTTGTTTTTCAACATATTCGTTAAATGACATATATCCCATTTTTTTCTCCCAAGTGTAAAAATGACCTGATATTTCTATATAAGGCTTAAATTCAAAAATTTTATGCTAAATAAAGGTACGGGGTCGTAATTAGAATTCGATTCGGATGTACGACTTGTAAATGGCATGTAGAGGTTGGTCGAATGGCCTCTTAAAAATTCGACTAAAGCCTTAACTGGCGAAACTGTTTACGCTTTGGCTGCTTGATTGCGGTCACGAACTTAGGTAGCCTGCCTGTGGCGACCGAAAGTTTGTTGTAAAAATAGGCTGGTAGAGTGAAGGTCAACGGTCACTAGATGAGATAAAGTTGATAGTGCTGTGAGGGATTTATTTGTTGTTCCTGAACAGATGACAATAAACGACAAATTAAACATGTAGAGGTTTACAAGAAGTGATGCGAAGACAGCGGGGCAGGTCCGCTCGACTCCACTTTGCAAAAAAAGGGAAACGATGTTGAAATTTAAATAATTTCTGGAATTAAAATTTAAGTGTGATGAAGAACTTTTTTTTTCACGGACGACTGGTGGCGATCTTTCCAGTCAGGCCAAATCACTTTTGGTCAGTATTCAAAACACTTCCAGAGAAGACATTGATCAAGATCGTTGGAAAGATTTTGCAACCAAGTACAACGATATTAACAATAAAGCTAGAAGTATGCCATTGAGTTCACAAACGCAAGTGCTCAAAAATACCTTGGTGCAAATTTCCGGCATGTTAAATAAAATTAAACCAGCTAAACCAACAGGTACAACTATGCCTCATGATTACACGGGTGATGTCGGTAGGGAAACAGCCGATACCACTAGGTACATTCAGCAACATGGTACTGTTCCACACATGACTTGATCCCCAATGATTATTCTAGCTTTATTTTTTTTAGTTTTATTTGGTTTTGCGATTTTCAAATATTGTGTCATTCAACCCAAGGTTGAGATGCTTGGCAGAACGCCAAGAAGTTCTCAATGGAGAAAAGTTCGTAATTTACATTTGTTAGAAAATCCAGTTTGTGCGATTTGTGGCTCGCCTGAAAATCTAACTGTTCATCATATAAGATCATTTTCCGAAAATCCTGAACTTGAACTTTGTCCTGATAATTTGATAACATTATGTGAGAATCGTAATTTAAATTGTCATTTTGTATTTGGCCATCATATGAGGTGGACTAATATAAACGACACTTTGATTCGTGACCTAAACAAAATAAAATGTTTTGTTAAGGGAGATTGAGCGTGAGCCGACTCAAAGACTTGTTTAGTAATTTTGAGAACCGCAAAAACTACCTTAAAGAAATAAATGAAGAGAGCGATAAAGTAAGTCATTGTTCTCAATGGTCTACTTCTGACCATATTCATTTTTTTCCAACTTCTAAAACAGTTGCCGCCTTGACTCCCGGTGTATATGACATCAAAGTCAATCAGACAAATGGTCTATTTTTCGAAAAGGTTCCTGTAGTTACACAAGGATTGATTCGTTTTCCAGAAACAAATTCATCTAGAATAATAAGTGAAATTCAAAATTTCTGGAGCAGGGAAAAGATTTTTCGTGATTATAACTTGGCGTATAAGCGTGGAATCATGCTTCATGGTCCCGCAGGTAGCGGTAAAAGCTCAACGATTCAACTTTTGATGCATGATGTGATTGATAGAGGTGGGGTTGTTATCAACTTCAATAATCCATCCACATTCATATCTGGTGTAAGAAAGCTACGGGAAATTCAGCCTGATTCACCTCTTGTTGTTTTAATGGAAGACATTGACTCAATCATTGAGACTAACTCTGAAAGTGAAGTTTTAAATGTTCTTGATGGTGTAAATCAAATCGATAAAGTTGTTTTCTTGGCAACAACTAATTATCCAGAGCGTTTGGGTGATCGAATCATCAATCGTCCAAGTCGATTTGACAAAAGATTTAAAATTGGACATCCTAATGCCGAGAGCAGAAGAATTTACTTTGAGTTTATAATCGGTGGTAAGGAAAAAGTTGAAGAACTCAAGATTGATTTAGAAAGATGGGTTAATGACACGGAAGAGTTTTCAATAGCCCATCTTAAAGAACTTTTTGTGGCGGTTGTCATCCTTGGCGATAGCTACGAAGATGCAATTGAAACATTGACTGCTATGCGGGAAGAAAATCTTAGTTCCAAGGATGATGAAGTTCGTAAACCCATGGGATTCGGGAGATGACAATGACAGAGCCAGTTTTAATTTACAAAGAATATATCTTTGTGATGGATACAAATTCTCATTCGCATGAATTTTACAGAGACCTTGTTGCCTACTGTACCGGATATGTGCATGAAAGTCTTGTAACTAGTCCCTATTCGGAATCTTTTTATGAAGACATGAATCTTTGTGATGAAGATTCAAATGGATTATGTGCTGAGGATAAAAATCCTTTTCTTGGTTACATCGTTGATCGTGAAGATGAACATGGTGATTTGGCACCATGTTGTGTTTTATTGAACAAAAATTATGCAATCAATGATGAGGGACATGCAAAACCGGTTGGCGAAGCAAATTATCATGAATACATCAATACCGCTCCATTTAGCGTGGGTATATTTTTTGATAAATATCCTGAACCATCACAGATAGAGACGATAAAGTCTAGGGCAATCAAGTTCTTTAAGGAAGTTTGGAAGGAAAAACAAGTCGAATTAGAGGCATTTAGAATCATAGTTCACAGCAAGTATGGTCAAGAAATCTTATTGGATTGAAAACAGCCTTGTGGTAGAATTCTCAAAAACCACAAGGTGACTCATGAGCAAGGAAAGATTTATTCAACTTTGTGAGCAGGCTCTTGTTTCAAAAGGGCTTGCCGATGATCCGGCATTTAAAAAAAGGTTCAAATGGGAAAGTCAAGAAATAGTTTGCAAGGAAAAACAAGACTATTTTCTTAATCTTTATGACAAGAAGGTTTTTTACCCCAAAAATGAAAATAACCTATTGGTATGTTGGCTTTTAGGAATTACATCTGATTTCGATATCAATCGTGAACCTGCGAATGTCTTCACAGGTGACTTGCCTGACATAGATGTTGATTACATTCCGATGGTTCGTGATTATCTTAAAAACGAGTGGGCACCTAAAACATTTGGTGCTGATTATGTTTGTAATATTGGTAATTATACGACATTTGGAATTAAATCCGCCTTAATTGACATGGTTCGGGTATTTGGTGGGGACCGTGATGAAATCATGGCAATCACCAAAAGT